GTCCGCTTTCGAAGGCCTAAAGCGTGAGATAGAGGAAGAGACGGGCAGTTTACCCAAGTTCAAGAAAGTGATCCCACTGGAGATGTTCACTTCCAATGATCAGAAGTTCTTCTTCCACACTTATCTTGTGGCAATAGAATCAGAATTCATACCACGATTAAATGCGGAACACTCCGGCTACTGCTGGACCGCTTTTGAATGTTGGCCCAAGAACCTGCACATGGGACTGAGGAACACTCTCAACAACAAATCCATAAAAGGCAAGTTGCAGACTATATTGGATTTGATAGTTTGACTACGGAGTGACTGTGCTGTCTTCCGCGTCGGTCCTCTCTTTGGCTGTCTGCAGGTCCGCATCCAGGAAGAGCTGTTCTCTATTACTGGTGATTGATTCACCAGCGTCTAATTTCTGTTGCACTATCTCGTCGGTGATCTTCTTGATGGCCTTCTCTGCCCTTACTTTGGCGACGTTCTCCACCCATTCCTGTGGGCTGTAGGCTTTCCTACTAATTCTTCCTTCCAAGTATTAGCAATTACAGGTGCAAGGTTTGAACCGTAAGAAAGTAATTGTTTCTCACTAGGGTATCTTGCAGTCCAAAATCTACATTTGTAACCTCTCTCTTGAAGTTTATTATAAATATTTTGTTCTGATTGCGGTGTACCTAAAAATACAATTCTACTGTCTTCTTTAGGTTTAATGATTGCTTCAAATTCTTTTATTGCTTCACCTAACTTATCTCTCATAAACTGAGTTTGTGTGTTACCTGAAGTTTCTACGTCATCAGCAATTACAATATCAGCTCTACTTCCAGTTAACTGTGAAGTTATACCTAGTGATTTAACACTTGGTTGTTGTGATGCTAACGCTGTGGCCACATCAAAACTAATTTTTGATTGTCGCTGGTCTCCTCTTGGATATAGATGTTTTAGAATATGCATCTCAGACATTAGTCTTAAACAGAATGTACTAAAGTCATCTGCTCTATTCTTTGATGCTGATACGACTAGAATATTTAAGTCATTATCTAATAGCAACCGCCATAAAATATATGACGCTGTAATCCAACTTTTCCCTACTCCTCTAAAAGCACTAATAATACATCTTGTTGAACCATTAGCTAAGTAATCAGCTATATCGTATTGTATCGGTGTAGGTTCTGGTAATCTTAAGTGCTTCCAAGTTAGGTATAAAAAATTTCTGAAATCGTTAATTTTTGACGACTTGTTTATCTTTTGCATCAAATGGAAGTTCCTCTATAAGTTTTCTTAATGGACTGTCCTCAACTGGAACAGCATCTATGTTATTATCTTTAAGAAACTGTCTAGCAACATTTAAGTCTGCTGACTTTGCTTCAGGGTCACTTACTCTTTTAAGTAGTTCATTTGCTAGAACTTCGTGTAACTCTTTTAGTTTCTCACTCATTTAGTTAGCCTATCCATGTGGTTATAAATTCTTCCTATTTGTTTATCTATTGACATAATTTCTTCACTCAACATTCCTAGATGAACTTCAAGTTCAACAATGGTCATCAGTACCCAACTAGATAATCCTAGAAGGACTGTCCCAAGTAAACCTATTAACATTGTGTTGTGCTCTCTTTTCATTTTACTAATTTTCCCTTGTTGATACCTTTTTTAATGATGTACCCTTGTGTACCATTAGCACCAGTCTCAACTTCTTTTCTTAAATATTTAAAGATGTTTTTTTCTTTTAATTCTTTTTCAATTCGTTTTTTGAAAGTTTCCAATAATTTTGTATCTCTCATTAACTTTTAAAATACTTATTATTTTTATTTGCTTTCTTTCTCTTTTTAGGACAATCGTGTTTTTCACAATGAGAAAAGTCCATAGTAAAACAATCTTCAATTTTAGCTATTGCATCGTCAAAAAATCCGAAGAACTTTAATAAAAATTTATCAATCATGTGGGTGTACTCATATCTTTGCAAGTAAATCTAATTGCTAGTCTTTGTTCATTAACCTCATCTGGGTCAATCATTTTTAAGTGATTATAAGAATGGACATAACCTTGTGTTATGCAGTCGTAATAATTTGTAAATTCTTGATTAATATATGTATCTGGTAGGCATTTAGGTTCTGTAGCAAAAGAGCAAAGATAAAGTATTAATACATATTTCACTTAAACTGAAAGAAACCTATAACCCCAACTATAAGTGTCCCTACAGCAAGGATAACTCTAAGTCCCCCTTTGCCCATAGCAACATCTGTTCTTAAAGATTTAATTTCTTTTCTCATTTCTTCTATAGATTTGAGAATGTTATTCATTCGTTCAGCACAAAGTTTCTCATGGCTTGAAAGTCTTACCCCAGTTGTTTGCTCTGCATACATTTGTACTGGATTAACTTTTTTTCTAGCCATTATTTAACCCAAAGAGATATTCTTCCATACTCTCCTGATAAAGCAGTATCTCTGTTGTTTCCTGTATAATTATCACTTCCGTCCATTTGCCAAGTAGTTCCAGTATGTTCATCAGCACCATTATATCTGTCGTGTGTAACAGAGTTGTAAGGTGTTAAGCCTAGTCTCATTGTATCTCTATCGCTGGCACTCATCTCTGTATTAAAATACATATAACCTGCACCAGTTGTCGTACTAATAAATTCATCAACAGTATGTGAGGTATTGTTATAAACTTGACCACTATTAATTTTAGCTGTTAAGTCACTTCTTACTACTGTTCTTAAAGCACCATCTCTACCATATAAACCCATTGTGCCGAAAACATTATCTCCAAAAGATTTAATAGATACTCCTGCATGATATGTTCCAAGTGTACTTGCTGAAGGAGTGGTGTTAGCGTGGCTACTTAAAATATTTGAATTTGTAATTAAAGCATTTCCCGAACTGTCAATTAAACCATAAGACAATGAGTGTGCTGAATTGTTAGCTGAAGAATTACCACCTGAAGTATTACTATCTGAATTTTCTGGTTTATAAGCATGAGGTCTCATATTTTTTCCAAACAATAACCATGTAGCACTATTAAAGTTTCTCAAAACTGTTGGAAATACATAAGTTGTATTTGCTGTGTTTGTTGTAGAAAACCAGTAAACACCTTCTGTTATTGAGCCATTACTTTCTCCTCTATTTGCAAGTATTCTTGTAATTGGATTTTCTGTTTTAGAAACTGGTATAGCATCACTTCTTGAAGTACCAGTTGGTGTGTTCGTAACTATAATGCTAAATGCTCTATCAACAGTTTTAGTATTTGCTGTTGCTCTTAAAGTAAAATTTGAAGTAGTGTCTGCACTTACACTAGAGAGTGTTCCTGTGATTGCACCAGTTGAAGTGTTAAGTGATGCACCTGCAGGTAAAGAACCAGATTGAACTGAATAAGCAACAGTATCACCATCTGGGTCTGTTGCTGATACTGATACATTAGCAGTAGTAGTTTCTCCTAATGAACCTAAAGAACCACTAGCTGTTTGCCAACTTGGAGAAGTATCTACATTAATTTGACTAGCAAGTGTTCCTGCTAAACTATTAGTATTTATAACTTTTACACCATAAGGCTCTTGTGCATTTAAAAAAGATGATTTAGGTGCAACTGCTGTAATTTGTGTATTACTATCTACTGTTACAGTTGATGCGTTAAAATTTACACTAGCACCTACATAAGTAACTGTAGCACCAGAATTAAAACCAGAACCAGTAATAACTATTGTTTGATTACCACCTGCTTGACTATCTACTTCTGTAACGTCAAGACTTGTAATTGTTGGTGGAGCATCAATAGCTTTAAACACAGTACCAGTATAATATTCTGCTAATCCTGTTGTAGTGTTAAATCTAATTTGACCTTGTGTAGAACCTCTTTGTGCTGATGTACCTGTTGCAAGTTTAGTACCTTCTGTACCTGTATCAACTATATCAGAAAAATCTGATGTATCAGTTGAGAATTTATTATTTTTTAAATCTTTATAATTAGACATTTTTCAATAACCACCCTTGTGTTGCGTTTAAATAAACCAAAGTTAACCCTGCTCTTTCAGTTGCTACTGTAAGGTCAGACGTTGCACCTTGAATTTTGTGTGAATTTCTTAATATTGTTAAATTGTTAGTATCAAATGTTCCTGATACATCTAAGAAATGTATTTCATCTCCTGCTGTTGCTGAAGATGGCAGTGTTGCTGATACTGTATTACTTGTAGTATCTATAAAATAATTCTTTCTAATTTCTGTAGTAAAATTTGCTGATTTACTTTCCCAAATTGCACCTAATGCTGAAGCAGGTAATCTAGCTTCTGCTATTGAACCTGTTAAGTTGGCACTTGGTATTCCACCAGTTCCAGTAATATTATTACTGTTTAAATCTAAGTTACCACCAAGTTGAGGTGTACTGTCTTGTGCTAAATCTGTAATACCACCAGAGGTAATTGCTACCCAAGCTGAACCATTGTAGAATTTTAGAACATTCCCAGTCGTATTATAAGCGAGGTCTCCTGCGTCTAGTGAAGATGATGGGTCTGAAGAATTAACTCTGTATTGATTAGCAAAACTGTTTACTCCTGCAATATTCGTAGCTACAGTATTTACATTAGCGATTGAACCACCAACTGTAGTCACGTCAGAAGCAATGTTTTCAACTGCTGAAACATCACTAGCTATGTTTGCTACTGTTGTTACATCACTAGAAATTCCTGCAACAGTCGTTACGCTACTTGCAACACCTGCAACCGAAGTTACATTTGAAGCTATATTTTCTACTGCCGATACATCACTTGCAATACCTGCAACAGCAGTTACGTTAGCTGATATACCTGCGACTGTAGTTACATTTGCTGAAACTCCTGCAACACTTGTGATGTTTGCATTATTAGTTGCAACTGTATTAATATTTGTATTGTTTCCTGCAACAGTATTTATATTTGTACTGTTTGCATTAACTGCATTGATGTTTGTTGAATTTGAATTTACTGCTGATACTGCACTAGAGATACCTGCTACTGAAGTTACATCTGTGTCTATACCTGCTACTGTGTTTATGTTAGCTGAATTAGTATTAACAGCATTTATGTTTGTGCTGTTTGAATTTACATTAGTTACAGCAGTTGAAATACCTGCTACCGAAGTTACATCAGCACTAATTCCTGCAACTGTAGTAACATTGGCATCTATACCTGCTACTGTATTTACGTTAGCTATGTTTGTACCTACTGTATCTACATTAGTAATAGCATTTGCAACTGTGTCAATTTCTGACGTTGCTTCGTTTAAATCATTTGCAACAGTTTCTACTTCACTTACTGCTTCTGCTAAATCATTAGCTACAGCAATTACTTTTGTAATATCTGCGGCAACTGTATTTACTGAACCTATGTTAGTAGCAACTAAACCTATATCTGTAGCATCATTTGCAACTGA